CTCTGGTAAAATGTCGGCAATTCCACCGATCTTCACCGAGCGATTGTAAGTGTTGATTGGTCGGATCTCAAATGTGGCTGTGTCACCCACAACAAAAGCAGCAGCAGATGCGCCTGTCGTGAAAGTTACACCAAGCTCAACAATTGAATGAGTTGAGCCAGATCCAGCAACTCCTGTAAATGATCCAACTTCCATTGTGTCATCAACGAAATCAAGGGCTGCGCCACGTCCGAAATCCACGTCTGAATAAGCGTAAACTTTGAAAGCGTCTGCTGCCGTTGCTCTAATGACAAATTTTGTGAATTTAAGATTTGCAGCAGTAGCAACCGTTACCGTTGCAAGAAGTCCAGTTGCAGCAACAATTGAAGTGCCTTGCTTGTTTGCAATTGCCGAAACGTTACCAGATGCTTCTGGCGAGCCAACAGTTGGGGCCTTGCCGCCAAAAACCTCAAAGAGCCAGTTTGGATATTCAGAAACAGAAAACTCAAGAGAAGCGTTTGTATCGCCTTCCTCAAGGGCCCATGAAAATTTGTTAGATCCACCAAAAAGCTCAATCGTCTGACCTTCGATGTTAAATGTTGAGCCTTGCAAGACGCGGATCTGAGGGCCGTAAGGCATTCCATCTGTGATCTTGAAAGCTGTAAGACTGTGCACTCCAAAGTTTGATCTTGGTTGTGATAGCATGTGAAAAACCTCCGTTTTATTTTATTATGACAGAGAAACAGTTAAAGCAACACCATAAACTCTGTGCCATTTTGTTTGATTTGCAAGTTGCACTTCAACTGGTGTTAAAGTTTCAACCTCGTATCGATAACTTTTAAAAACTTTTTCCCAAGCAAGCTCAGCAAGCTCTTCCATTACTCGCATATACCTGAGGCCAAGGATATGCTCGTCCGGCTTTCCTGTGCGCGCTTTAAAGATACAAACTTCAAATCTAATGCTTTTTTCAATATTGGGTCCGGCTATTTGGGAGGAAATAGAGTCAATAAAAGTAAAAACAAAAGGATCATAGTTGATCACAGCGCTATCAAATGAAAGGTCGATATATGCCTTGGCTTCGGGTGCAGCCAAAACGGTTGAGTCATCTTTTTCTGTATTAATTGCAGTCACGACTGCACCAATATTTGATTGAACAAATTGCTTAAGCTTTAAGAATAAAATCTCTGTGTCTACCTTGCTCAATTTCCAACTCCTGCTGCTTTTGCATCAACTCCCATAGATCTCAAGACGAAAGTGTTTAGTGTGTTTAGCCATCTCGGAAGTCGGCCCTGAAGATCTTTATTGCTCACAGTGTCCGACTCAGGCCCGATGAAAAGAAACTTTCTCAAAGGAATCTTTGCCCTAGCTTCATCGGATTGATGAAATGAAGCATAGGAAACTTTTGTCCCAATTGTGAGAGATTGCTTTTCCAAAATATAAATAGAGTTTCCGTCAGATGGTCCCAAAACTGATTTTGCTAGAGCTCCGCTTGATTTAAGCAAAGGGTACTCAAAGCCTCTCTTCTTAAGTTTTGCAAATTGATAAGCTGTCTTTGACCCGTCTCGAGTCCTAAGATCTGGCCGGCCTGGATTTTTCCAAGTCTCAGCAATCTTTGGTCCCTTGAAATCTGGATAGCCGCCAGCGCTCTTAAGTTGAAAAACAGCTTTTTGAGATCTGTAAAAATCCGCAGCAATGCTTTTAAGTGCAGGCCTTAAGTCTGAAACTTCCGCAGCGGCTCTTTCAAGTGTTCTTTTGAAAGCTTCATCCATTCTCGTATCATAGGACAAAAAGCCTGGTGCGCTCACCACTGATCCCTTGTAACGTCGATTCTATGTCCGATGCAGTTATCAGAATTGAAAGAAGAAACACCTTGAGAGGAGCTCACAAGTGTTGCGCCTGGCAAAAGTAAAAGGCCTTTGACGATTAAATCAAGGTCATCTTTTGGCGTTCTCATTGAATTGAAAGGAACTTTCTTTTCGCTTTCCATTTGAATGTCGCCGGTTTTAACTTCAAGAATATTTTTAACTCTTTCGCCACAAATAAAAATGCAGATCCTTTTGAGAATTAGCATTGCGTCTGAGTTTTCGTCCAAGTCTACTGGCGTAACGTACTTAACGCCGATGCGGCCATTAATGTATGAGGATGCTTGAGCTATAATCTGCTCAGCTTCTGAAGTGACAATAGACGTGCCTGAGTCTTCAATCTCAATGCCTTTAAAGTCTGATTTTATGTCGTCTACTGTGCAATAACTCATAATTTAAAAAGCCCAAGGCTTTCACCTTGAGCTTCCTTTTTATTCAATAAAATCTTTAAGATCTTTGAAAGCGCTGTGATCCTTTGAGATCTCTTCGCCTTTCTTAAACTCTTTTCCGTTGAAGTTCACGTTTGACTTCATTTTCCAGACTTTTTTTTCTGCTTGCTTTGGGGCATCTTGATCTGGATTTTCTGAGGAGTTGTCGGCTGGCTGACCTCCTTGAGCTTTTTCTTGATCAAGGCTTCCTGAAGCTTGTCCTGATTCTTCTCCTGCCAAGTCTTTTCCTTGCTCAGATGGACCCCCTTGAACAGCGCCAAGCTCAACTTTTCCAGATGCAATATCAGCAATCACTTTTTTATCAGTAATGCCGGCATCAATGGCCATTTTTTTTCTTTGATCATAGAGAGCTTTTTTCTGTTCTTTTGTCATGAGTTACCCCTTATAAACATCTAAAGTTTTGAACGTAAAGCAATTCATAAACCCTCGTGCCATTCGGAACGTTGGTCGGCGTAAAGCCATTTGCAGATAAATCTGAAGCGCTTGACGTTACCGTGACAGTCTCAGCAGTTGATCCAATAAAAGCTTTAATGACAAAAGCTGCTGAATCCAAACATTTTGTAAGGCCCAATTTGTTTCCAAAGCCCACGTCCCAAGTTGCCCCAAACGGAGAATCTTCTGGTGGAAAAACAATACTTGTGACTTGTGAAAATGCTTTTGTTCCAACGGTTGCAGTGGAAGCATTTGCGAGAAATGCAAAGTTTTCGGAAATGACATTTCCTCTAGCATCTAGACCATTCACAACAACGTTTCCAGCTGCAACGTCATCCGTTGTGCCGGTCGGTGTGATTGTGATGTTTCTTGGAACGTCAGGCTGAGCTAGAAAAGATGTGACAGTGACAGCAGAAGCAGAAGTCGCGCCTGGGTGATCTTCCAATATTGCATCAACGTCAGCAGTCAATGGAGCATCTACGGATTGATACTCAAGCATTTTTTGTGATGGAAGCGTAATGTCTTGAGGCATTCTATGGACAGCATACGATTTCGTAACCGCCACGAATGCCAATAAAATCATAATCAGTTTCATTGGATTCTCCTTTGAGAGAGGGCAAGCAAAATAAATTGCTCGCCCTGCGGTTTATTTAGATAGCACCTTTGATCAAATATCCTGCGCTTGTATCAACAAGGCGGAATTGGTAGTAGTCACCAACGAGGATTCCGGTGTTGCCGAAAGTCTCATCGATATTCCACTTCTTCACGCGGCGAGCTGGTACACCTGAGCGCTTGAGATAGTAACCAACACTCACTTGATACTTTGACGCTTGATCAGGACAAACCAAAAGCGTAATGTCGTTGCCCCAAATTTGAGCCATAACATCGTTCTGGCCTTCTTTTGCTGAATTGTAAGCGGCGTCAGGAATGAAAATCTTTTTAACATTCATGAACTTCGCAAGCTCTTCATCTGTCAACTGGCCCGCTCTGTTCATTGCAAAACCAAGATTCTGCAAAACTTGTGGGTGATAGCGAAGCTTGTTTGCAACTTTCGCTGGAACGATTGCAGTGTTTGCAAACTGTCCAGAGCCCTCAAGGACTGCGTTCTGAGCATCGCTGATAACTTTTATTGGGTTTGAGTTTGCATAGTCATCAAACTTTGAAGTTCCAACAAGCGTAACGTTTTGAGTAAGAACAGATGCACTTTGAAGAGCCGTTGCAAGAGCTCTTTCTTTTTCCAGTGCAATCAAAGTTGTAAGACCGATAGTCTCATCTTTTTCAGCATCAAAAGGAAGCTCTACGTTTCTGTAATCTGACTCAGTAACTTCACCCTGAAGCTCATGAGGCTCAATCAAATATGTGCGATCAGTGTTGCGAATGATTGGCTGAACCTGGCGAGCGCGACCACGGCCACCAACAAGAGAGTTTTCAATTC